GTATGCAAGGTTATTTCGAGATGCATGATTGGATCAAGGCAATCGGTAAACCTAACAGCTTCGATGAGTACAAGGCTATCGCTGCACAGACTAAGACAAGTGGGCAAGGTGTTCTGGTGAATGCTGATCTTATCATTTTAAATAGTGCCATGCAGCCAAACATAAAGGTAACATTTACAGATATCGTTCCTGTCAGTATCTCTGGTTTCAAGTTTAACTCAACAGAGACTGATGTCAACTATCTTACAGCCACTGCTGAGTTCAAATATTTTCAGTATAACTACACAAGATTTTAAAGCTTGACTTTATCTTAGTAATATAGTATACTGTTTCTTTCCCTGATAAGGTTATATGATGAAGCTTGACGAGATATTTGATCTATGGTCGCAAGACTCAGAGATTAACACTGCTGGTATTGATAAAGAAGCAGTTAAGATTCCCAAACTACACAACAAGTATTACAAGATCTTCTCGCAAGAGAGACTTGCTCTGCGCAAGGTGGAGACAGAGTATAAGCAGTTGTATCTTGACAAGTATGAATACTTTATGGGCACTCTTGATAAAGAGAGCTTGATTAGGCATAACTGGATGCCTAATCCTCGTACCATATTGAAGTCAGATATCCCTATGCATCTTGAAGCGGATCAAGATATCATTAACATGACTCTAAAGATTGCGTATCAAAAAGAAAAGATCACTCTATTAGAGTCTATCATTAAGAACATAACTGACCGTGGTTATATGATTAAGAACTATATTGACTGGCAGAGATTCACTAATGGAGGCATATGACCGACATCCTTAGAATTTCTAAAGTCAACGAGACTTACATTCGTGTTGAGTGTGTTGCATCCGTAGCTATGGAGCTATCGGATCATTTTACGTTTATGATTCCCAATGCTAAGTTCCATCCTCTTTATAAAAATAAAATCTGGGATGGTAAGATCAGACTTTATAACGTTATGACAAAACAGATCTATGCTGGCTTGCTTAATAATGTCCTAGCATTCGCTCGCTCACGCGACTATAGTGTAGAGTTCCTATCAGAGTTCAATGACACTCAGTTCTCTTTAGTAGAAGCATATGAGTTTGCCAAAACATTAAACCTACCATTAGAACCTAGAGACTATCAGATTGAAGCATTAGCTCATGCTGTGCGTAAGAGTAGAGCATTGATGTTATCGCCAACAGCTTCTGGTAAGTCTCTTATCATCTATATGGTTACACAGTATTTTAATTTAAAGACTCTCGTCATTGTGCCTACTATCTCCTTAGTCCATCAGATGTCAGGTGACTTCAAGTCTTATGGTTATGATAAAGATATTCATAAGATCACTTCTGGTGTTGAAAAAGAAACTGAAGAGTCCATAGTTATATCTACTTGGCAGTCAATCTATAAGATGCCAAAGCAATGGTTTCAACAGTTCAATGTAGTTATCGGTGATGAAGCGCATCTGTTTAAAGCTAAGAGCCTATCTAGCATTATGGAAAAACTTTACAACTGCAAGTATCGGTTTGGTTTTACAGGCACACTAGATGGTACGGAAACTAACAAGCTAACACTTGAAGGTTTGTTTGGTACTGTTAAACAGGTTGCCACTACAACAGATCTAATTGAACAGAAGCATCTAGCTGAACTTAAGATCAAGATATTGATGTTGAAGTATCCTGATGAAGTGCGTAAACAGAATACTAAAAATGACTATCAACAGGAAATAGATTTTATTGTCAGGAACTTAGCACGCAATAAGTTTATAAAAAACTTGACTTTATCTTTGAAAAGGAATATACTAGTTCTATTCCAGTATGTTGAAAAGCACGGAGAAGAGCTTTACAAAGATATTAAAGTAGCTGCTCCTGATCGTAAAGTGTTTTTTATTCATGGTGGAGTTGATGGTGAAGAACGCGATGATATTCGCAAGTTAGTAGAAACAGAAAAGGATGCTATCATCATAGCTTCTTTAGGCACGTTTTCTACTGGAGTAAATATAAAGAACCTGCATAATATCATCTTTACTTCACCGAGCAAATCTAAAATTAGAACCTTACAGTCTATTGGGCGTGGTTTAAGAATATCTGATACGAAAGAATCAGTTACTCTTTTTGATATTGCTGATGATCTATCTTGGAAATCAACTAGGAATTATACTTTAGAGCATTTCAAAGAGAGACTTAAGCTTTACGCTGAAGAAGGTTTTGATTATAAAATCTACAACATAGACATAACATAGAGGTTATATATTGGAACATCCAACACACATAGCTCTAAAATTAATAACCAACGAAACTGTTGTTGGTAGATTAGACTCGTTTAGTGAAGATGGATATGTTTTGGACAATCCCTTGATTGTTCATCATGTATATGAAGATAATGGAGCTAGGATATTCTTTACTCCTTGGAATACCTTTTCTAAGGAAAGAACAATGTATCCTTTTAAATCATCTCATGTGTTGTTTGAAACTGAAATCGAACCAATGCTGATTAAGTTTTATGAGAAATCTTTATTGGGTCTTCGCGATGACAATAGACACAGTAAAAAGTTTAAGGGTGCGTTACCCACGGATCTTTCTGACGATGACCTTCTAAGAGCTTTTCTGAACTCGCACCTTTCGTCGAATAATGTTCTTAATTGATACAGGACATTCCTGATTATAACCCCATTTTTCAAAAAGTCAAGGGAAATATTATGATTGTAAATAAAAAGATTGATAAGAAAGCTGAAAAAGAAAAGAGACATTATGTAGATAATAAGTCTTTCTATACAGCACTCATTAAGCATAGAACTAATCGGTTTGATGCTCTAGAACAGGGATTACCTCCTCCTCGTATCCCTGAGTATATTGGTAGGTGCATTCTTCAGATTGCTACTCGTCTAGCATCTAAAGGTAACTTTGTTAATTATTCATATAAAGAAGAGATGATCTCTGATGGTATTGAATACTCTATCAATTATCTAAACAACTTTGACCCAGAGAAATCAAATAATCCATTTGCTTATTTTACGCGAATCATATATAATGCTTATATCATGAGGATTCATAAAGAGAAGAAGCAGACTTACATCAAGTATAAGTCTTATGAGAATGCTGCTTTATCTTCATCTTTCTCTGAGAATGATCCTGACTTTGCTGACATGTCTCAAGTTTCTCAAAATGAGAATATGAACGTGTTTGTTTCAGAGTATGAGAGAAAGATGCAGGAAAAGAAAGACCTCGCTGCAACTGCTCCCAAAAAGGGTGTTGAGAAATTTGTAACTGAAGGAGAGTAAATGAAGCTTGCCCTGATAACAGACCAGCATTTTGGTGCTAGGTCAGACAGTCCAGTATTCCACGATTTCTTTGAAAAGTTTTATAAAGAATTCTTCTTTCCCTATCTGAAAGAGAATGAGATTAAAACAATCATTGATCTTGGTGATACCTTTGATCGCAGAAAGTATATAAGCTATTACTCTTTAGACAGAGCGAGAAGGTATTGGTTTGATCCTATCGTTGCAAATAACCATCTTCTTATTTCATTGGTAGGTAATCACGTTATTCCTTATAAGAATACTCTATCTATCAATGCTCTTGATCTTCTTCTTAAAGAATATTATGCACATGTTCTTGTTGTTTCAAAACCAGAGTTATATGAATTTCCTAATGATCCTATGGGTGACAACAGCACACTAGATAACAGACTTCGTGTCCTAATGGTGCCATGGATTTGTGATGATAATGAAGAAGAGACTCTACAGCTTATTAAAGAGACTAAAGCACAGGTATGCTTTGGACATCTAGAACTTGGTGGATTCGAGATGTACAAAGGTTCTATAATATTAGATGGTCTGAATGCATCTATCTTTGATAAGTTTGATGTTGTGTGTTCCGGACACTATCATCATAAGTCAACGAGAGGCAATATAAACTATCTTGGTTGTCCTTATGAGATGACTTGGTCAGATTATGATGACCCAAAGGGATTTCATATCTTCGACACTGAAACAAGAAGCTTGACTTTTATTCAAAACCCATATAGAATGTTCTATAAGATCTTTTATGATGACAGCAACAAGACATTAAATGAGATACTAAAAGAAGACTTTTCTAAGTATACAGGTACTCATGTAAAGATTGTTGTTAAGACTAAGAACAACCCTTACTGGTTTGATCTTATGATTGATAAGCTAGAGAAGTCTGGGACTGTGAATATTCAAGTTGTTGATGATCATCTAAACCTTAACCTTGAGACTGATGATGAGATCATTAACGAGGCTGAGGACACTATCACTATTCTTAAGAAGTATGTTGACAATTTAGAAATTGAAACTGATAAACCAGCACTGGAAACATTGCTGCGTTCTTTGTATGAGGAGTCACTGAGCGTCGAATGATATTATTCAAAAAAGTAAAGTGGAAAAATCTTCTTAGCACAGGTAATACCTTCACTGAAGTTGTACTGAACGATACTCCCTCCACCTTAATTATTGGTGAGAATGGTAGTGGTAAGTCCACCTTCATTGAAGCTATTTCTTTTGCTCTTTACGGTAAACCTTTCCGTAAGATTAATAAACCACAGCTGGTAAACTCTATCAATAACAAAGCTCTTGAAGTAGAGATTGAGTTTAGTATTGGCAATAAAGAGTATCGTGTACGCAGAGGATTGAAACCTGCCATCTTTGAGATCTTTGTTGATGATGTTTTATTAAATCAAGAAGCAGCATCATTAGATTATCAAGAGATACTTGAGAAGAGTATCCTAAGACTATCGCATAAGTCTTTCTCTCAGATTATTACTCTGGGAACATCTACCTTTATTCCATTCATGCAGATGCCAGCGCATCTGCGCAGAGAGTTTATTGAAGACCTACTTGATATTCAAATCTTCTCTACTATGAATGTTCTGCTAAAGGGTAGGATACAAACAAACAAAGATGCTTTACAGAGCTGTGCCAGTAGTATTGCTCTGTGTGAACAGAAGATTGAATTGAATAAGAAGCACATTGATTCTCTAAAACAGAATAGCGAAGAGCTTATTGAAATTAAAAACAATAAGATCAATGAACATAACTTTATGGTTGATGAAGTTACAAAAACCATTCAGGAAACTGCTGAAAAGATTGAAGACCTTGTTCCTACAGTTGAAGATGAAAAGAAGTTATCTATTAGGTTAAAGAAGGTTTC